TGCTTCTCAGATTCCGGTTCTTCACCGTTCTTGAGAAAGTACTTCATGAGTGCAGCATACCCGTCTAACGGGTCACTGTACTTGGAACTGTAAGGAACAGGGCCCCAAACTTCGGGGCGATGTAACTCACGGTTCCATCTTTGGTATGAGTAGCTTCCTAAGAAGCTTACCCAACCTAAACATGGAGACGTCTCTTGCACGTGAGGAAGCTGGCCGAGAATTCTTTCGGCCTCCTCTCGTACACGTGCCGCAGTTCCCCACCAACCAGCTCGATAGAGCTGATTAGCAAGGGACACGAAAGAGAGAATCTCAGGAATACAACGCCTACTACGTGGAGGCAAACGACGGACGTAAACAGGTGTTACGTTCACGCCGTCGTAGGCATCCACGCCACAGGACTCTCTGAACTTTCCAATCCAGAAAGACTTGTGGCTGTTCACCTTGAGATTGAAACTTTCAAGGAGAGCAATAGTAGTCTCCACCTGGTCCACGGGGATAATGATGTCGTCCCCGTAGACATAAATGTCCCGCAACACTTTACGAACGTTGCGAGACGTGACAGGTAAGCTCGCACTCTGAAGTCCAGCTAAGATGGCAATGGTATAGAAAACCATGCTTTCAACTGGGAAACAGAGAGCGGAGCCCATAGACGCGAACTTCTGTAGGTCAAGAACTCGACCGTCTGGAAGCTCGGCCCTGCTAGATCTACACGAGAGAACCGCGTCCCAAACTTCTGGACACGATTCAAACATGAGACTAGCAAGGTTTAAAGACACTCGGTCACTGGCTTCGGAGAGATCAATTGTGGCATACTTGCCACTCTTAGACCCCTCCTGGGCCAACCGTTGATTGATCGATTGGTCAGTGAAGTTTACATGACCAGCCGACATTGGATCAGATTCGATGGACTTTACCATCGGCTGAAGCAACGACTGCTGTGTGTATTGCATACACAGCGGTTCAATCGCGATGATCCGTGGTGTCTTTAACGTTTTAGGAACGGTTACCACTCGAACAGGTGGTTCCGCACCAGGCTCAAGAACTTGTAAAGACTCGAGTGCACTTTGCATCTCGATGCTCCCTGCATTAGGAACGCAGAAAGCATCCGAGGGAAAATACTCCTCGAGCCTCGAGTGCCAGTTGGCTAAGGTCTTTAGTTGACCTGAACCATCTTCCCGTCCTTCAATCCGAAGATCGGGAATCCAAGCTCGGAACTTAGAGTTTCCTCTAAGACCCCGTTCTTGGACAGCACCCGGACCGTGTTTGGGCGTTCCAGACCGGGATAATAGATGCTCTCGCATCCGTCCCAGTAGGCGTGCCCAGACAATACCTCCGCACAGTCGAAGCGATCTAACAAGATCCACATCGACTGCACAGGCGGGACGGTCTGCAAGTTCTTCTTCAATGGAAGCGTATTTGTCGATTGCATCTCGTGTTCTCCTTTGAGTACATGGGACGTAAACCTTCTTCCACATGAGACATATCTGTCTCACGCAGAGGATGGCTTCGGCAGATGGCACTTCCATCAGCTTACCGGACACAGGGTCAAACACCTGGCTAAGGAAACCTTGCAGGAATGCAGGGAGACCAGATACTCTCCTAAAACCTAGGAAAGCATCAGAGCCAACATGCCCAAGCTCGAGACTCCTTTCGAAGTCTTTCGCAAAGGCAGGTAGGGTTATCGTCAAGAACGACATACCCTCATGTTTGATCCTCCGTGATGCAGTCTTTACATCACGGTGGGTGTCGGTGTCGCATCGCATCCCCGCGTTAGCGAGGATGCTCTCGAAGAGCCACATTAGGCTTTTCATTAGTCCCTCCATTTACATGGGGTGGCTAATCCGTAGCACTACGTAACTCTCCGAACCGCAAAAGCTGCCCCTCCCAGGAAGAATTCCTGAGAGGGACAACGGTTGCTCGATTTGGTCAGTAGATACCCGGAAGTTCGAGCTGATTAGGCTCTAGCTCCCGAACATCGACCTGATGCTCGTCCACCGATTCCCGTTTGAGTAGGAAATCGGAGAAAGTGACGAGCGAGTCGTGAACCTCTGACAAAGTGTTAGTCAGAGATTCGCATCCTGATAACAAGAAGCCCAGTAGGGCGACCGCCATCAGGATGGTACTACGACTCCCCACCGAGCACCTTCAAGACGTTGGCAGGCGTCAACCAGCCAACAAGTCCGGCGACGTCATCCTCGATCTCGGCGTTCGTGAACCCAGCGATGGGCGCATCGATCACGAGATAGCAGGAATGACTCACCTCGACATTGTTGGCCGGAATGAACGGATCCGCTGTGATCTTGGTCCGGTTAAGCCGGACCACACGGCGATTCCGCTTCCGGTTCTCCTGGTGAGAAATCACCAGCTCGTACTCGCCCACGTCCTCTCGATATTTCGAGGACGCGGGTTCGCGCGAGATAGCCGGAAGAGTCTGCGCAACCGTCGCGACGGTTACCGTTTGCGGGTCGGAAAACATAGTGCATGGCTCCTTGAGGTCTAGTAAGTTTGCCGTTATGGCGATACTTACCACCCGAGGCGTGAAATGCCAAGAGCAGCAAGTATCAGACGCTGAGCATCAGAAAGATCCTCAGTGCTGATACCGAAGTTGTAAGGAGAGGCCTGTCGACGCTGCTTGTAGTGTCTAACGAAATCAAGTTCCGCAGACACCCAAGTAGCTTCAGCATGGGTTTGGAAACCATGCTTCACATGCGCAGTTTCGATCATGGTAGTCACCAACTTGGTGTCAGCCATGACGAACGCATAGTCGGCAGTCAGGTTTTCGGCTGCGTTCTCAACGAGGTTGGATATAACATCCCCCAAGTTAGAGAACCAGTCTATTAACCAACTCCATGGCATAAGCTCGTACGCAAGCTCCGGTGTGAGGCGAGTGCCCCACAATGCCCGAGTAGCCTTCTGAGTCCACTGCAGGGAACCAATATCAGGTATGTTATACCTGAACCCTGCTTTGAACCAGACGGTTCTCTCGGCATGACTTTTCCAAGTCCTGGTGCCGTAGTTCGAGCCGTACATCTCTCCCCATCCGACAGGACGTAGTGGTGATCCTACCGTGACGGGGCCCGCTGTAACAGTGGGAGTCAAGATGTACGAAATCCGGCCCCTCGTCGAACCCTCTTGCCGTTATCACGGCGGAGTTGTTCAAGAGCCTTGTCCACCTTATGGGTGAACTTCCAGGCTTCTTGAAGTTCTTTGACGAAGGGCTTCCATCCAAACTCAAGATCTAGATACCTGGAACCGCCGTTAGTCAGGGCCTCAAGGGCACGTTTCTTATAGCCCACGAGGACCTGAGCGGCACCAAGCAATAGATCTAAGGATGGAACACGATTCAGTTCACCAAAGAATTGGCCCATGTCCGCACCAGGTTTCCCTGGTTTGAACTTGGACCATCCTGAGGTGCCTAGTGCGTCTAAGTCGACGTCATTCAACTTGCTCCATACTTGTCCATCTAAGACAAGCCGGTCGCTAAGCTGATAGAGCTGGTAACCAAGCCAGCCACTGGGTGTCAGGTTCCCATTGAGTTCGCGACCCGCGAACCCTTTGAGGCCGACCGCTACAGGACGATACTCAAAGTATTTCTTGTAGAGGTCCAAGGGCCCACCCATCTTAAACGGTGGACCCTTGTGCAACTGATCAGTGCAGGATTCTTGACGCAGAATCGGATATCCGTAGGGGAATTCGTTCCCAGCGGAATCTTTAAG